AGTAGGATATGTAAAATTCTAAGAGACAGAGATGGTATGACATGGGAAGAAGCAGATGAATATGCTCAATTTAATATCACAAATGTATGGGTAGGGAAAAGAACTCCCATGATATTATATAATGAGTATTGGGAAGGATGGAATGATAAGTTTTGGAATGATATGGATAATAGATGAGAGTTATAATTGATATAGAAACAAATGGATTAAGACAAGAGGTAGTAAAGAATAATTATACTATACCTAAAGCTACTAAGATACATTGTATAGTAGCTAAAGATATAGATACAGGTAAGGTATATCCTTTTCCACCTGATATGCTACATGGATTTAGAGATTGGTCGCTTGGTATTAAGAAGTTTATTATGCATAATGGTATATCTTTTGATGGTTTTATACTTAATAAATTTTTAAATACAAACATAACTCCTAATAAAGTAATAGATACTATGTTATTATCACAGTTAGTTGATCCCCTAATAGATGGTGGACATTCTTTAAAGATGTGGGGTATAAGATTAGGATTACCTAAAGGAGATATGGAAAGTTTTGAAGAGTATAGTTCTGATATGTTAGATTATTGTGTGCAAGATGTAGAAATTACTCATGCTTTATTTAATAAACTATCTAAGAGTCCTGCAGTATCTAAAGAATCTTTATTTTTAGAACAGAAGGTAAGACAGATAATAGACAGACAAGAAGAGAATGGGTTTGCTTTTAATTTAGAAGAAGCTACAAAACTTTTTTGTACTATTGAAGAAGAAAGAAAAACTTTAGAAGATCATGCAGTAAAAGTTTTTCCACCTAAAGAAATTAAATTAAAAACTAAAACAAATTATAAATCTTTTAATATAGGTAGCAGACAACAACAAGCAGAAGTTTTAATTAAAAAAGGTTGGAAACCTGTAGATAAAACAGATAAAGGTAATATAATTTTAAATGAATCTATTCTATCTTCTATTGATTTACCTGAAGCTAAAATGTTTAATAGATTTTTATTACTACAAAAAAGATCAGCTCAAATAAAATCATGGATAAAAGCCTGTGATCCTGACAATAGAGTAAGAGGTAAGGTAAGAACTTTATCTACTGTTACAGGAAGAACATCTGCTAATAGTCCTAACATGCAACAAGTACCTGCAAACTATAGTCCTTTTGGAAAAGAGTGTAGGAATTTATGGACTATAAGCAATCCTAAAACACATAAGCTTGTAGGTACAGATGCAAGTGGTCTAGAACTACGTTGTTTAGCTCACTATATGTATAAGGTAGGTAGAGAAGATGCTAAAAAATATACTGATACAATATTAAATGGAGATGTTCATACTACTAATATGAAGTTAGCAGGACTACATAATAGAGATCAAGCTAAAACTTTTATATATGCTTTCTTATATGGTGCAGGAGCTTTTAAGATAGGTAATATAGTAGGACAAGGAAGAACTGCAGGACAAGCATTGATTAATAGATTTTTAACTAGACTACCTTCTCTAGATCTACTCCGTAAACAAGTTACGGAAGCATCTGCTAAAGGATCTTTACGAGGATTAGATGGTAGAAGATTAAAAATAAGGAGTCAACATAGTGCATTGAATACTTTAATACAAGGAGCAGGAGCAGTTGTTTGTAAACAATGGTTAGTACATATTATGGAGAGAGTAATAAGAGAGAAGCTAGATGTTAAACTTGTAGCTTCTATACATGATGAGTATCAGTTTGAAGTATTAAATAAAGATGTTGAAAGATTTTGTAAGATTACTAAAGAAGCTATACATGCAACTACTAAAACATTAGATTTAAAATGTCCATTAGACAATGAATATAATATAGGTACAACATGGTTAGAAACTCATTGACAACTGTTTAAAAGTATGGGATAATTCGTTTTATAATAATAATAATAATAACTAGGAGAAAGTAATAGATGGTTATACAAGGAAAAGCATATTGGGCTGCTGTTAAGAGTCCAAACACTACCTTCGATCCAGATGGTATGTGGACTGTAGACGTTTGTAATTTAGATGAAGCTAATTTAAATATTGCAAATAAAGATAACTTAATTGTTAAGAATAAAGGTGATGATCGTGGAGATTTTGTTACGATAAAAAGAAAAGTAATGCGTAAAGATGGACAAAGAAATCGTCAACCTGATTTAATGGATGGACAAAAGAAAATATTGGATTGTATGATAGGTAACGGAAGTACCGTAAATGTTTTATATTCTACTTATGATTGGGAATATAGAGGAAGAAAAGGAACTTCTGCTGATCTTCGTACTGTTCAAGTTTTAGATTTAGTACCATATAAAGATGGTAATGATGATGAACTAAAAGAAATTCCAGGTACGTTTTCATCTACAGATGCAGTAGCTGAAGATGATATTAACTTTTAATTAACACATAGGAATGGGAGTAAACTATTGAAAAATATTAATACGTTAGTTCAGGATATATACGACCTCTTTACGAAGGATGGTGGACCTCCCATTCCAAAAGAACAAGTAGAAAAAGAAATAGAAATATTTTTAGGTGAGTTGAAAGAACACTTAACAGATTTTTTATATTCTAAAAAAAGATCTACAAATAATTTAAGATTATCTTTAGTTGGGAAACCAAGCAGACAAACATGGTATGAAATAAATAATAAAAAAGAAACAACTCCTTTAACTGCTCCAACAAGAATAAAATTTTTATATGGACACTTATTAGAATCGTTACTACTTTTATTTACTTCTTTAGCAGGACATACTGTTACAGGTAAACAAAAAAAATTGTCGATAGAGGGAGTGGAAGGACATCAAGATTGTTTAATAGATGACGTAGTTGTTGATTGTAAGAGTGCTTCACCTTATTCATTTAAAAAATTTAGTACAGGACAATTAACAACAGATGATCCTTTTGGTTATGTAGGACAACTTTCAGCTTATGCTCAAGCACAAGAGAAAGTAGAAGCTGCTTTCTTAGCCATTGATAAATCCAATGGAGATATAACCCTTCTTAAATTACATGATATGGAAATGATTAATGCTAATGAAAGAATTAAACATCTTAAAAAAATTGTTGAACAAGATACTCCACCTGATAGGTGTTATGGGGATCTTCCTGATGGTGTTGGTGGTAACCGTAAGCTTGCTGTTGGTTGCGTTTATTGTTCTCACAAACGTGAGTGTTGGAGTGATGCTAATCAAGGTAAAGGACTACGTTTGTTTAAGTATGCGAAGGGGACACGATTTCTTTCGAATGTTGCTAAAGTACCTGATGTGGAGGAAATAATTGAGTGGTAGTCATTGGGTTGATTACCATACAAAAGAAATCTTTGAACCGAATTTAAATAAATTTGGCTTTGTTTATCTTATAACCAAGATACAAAATGATAAAGCATATGTAGGTTGTAAGCAATATTTTATGGGTAAAAAGAAAATACCTTACAAATGGGAGAATTATACAGGATCATCTAAATATTTAAATGCAGATATAGAAAAAGATGGTAAAGAAAAATTTAAGTTTGAAGTCATAGCAGAATATAAAAACAAAAGAAGTCTACTATACTATGAAGCATACTACCAAATCAAATGGAATGTACTTACTGCTACACTAAAAGATAGTGATGATCCTGCATTTTATAATGGGTATGTAGGTGGTAAATGGTATAGACCTGTTGAGAGTTATCAAGATCCAGAGTATATAAAGAATCTTAAAACTTCTCTAGCACATACAAGAAGATTTATAAAATGTACTAAAGAAAATGGTGAGGTTATTATTTTTAAAACACAAAGAGAAATGAGACAAGCAGGTTATGATGGACCAACAATAGCACACATGGCTAATGGTGGGTATCAAACACAAACTAAAACTAAAAAAGGTTATCTTGTAAGACAGAAACATAAAGATATAATTAAAGCAGAACATATAGATAATGAAGAAGATTGAAGATATAGAAGTAGGAGTTAGTATTGGTAAATCGAAGGAGAGAGTTTTATTTGTTGCAGTAGTATTACAAGCTTTATTAGATGCAACTAAACCACAACAACCTAACGAATCTAAGACAGCAATACACGCAAGAGAACGAGCAACAGCTTGGTTCTTTGCAAAGACAGGAGTTACATGTGAAAATTTTAAATATGTTTGTGACATGGCAAATCTTAATGAAGAATATACTAGAAGTTTTGCATACAAAGTTATTAAAGATAAAAAGGTACGTTATATTAGAAAAAAAATTAACTACTTACTTAAAGAATAGGGATCCTTATGAAACTTTACATGAATATGGAGATGGTATAATGGGAAATGAAGATAGAGGATGGTCAAGAGAAAGCCATGAACAATATATGGCTAGACGTAGTGCAGAAGAAGATTTAATTAATAAAGAAAAGTTTAGTAAAACTAAAGCTACTGATAAACAAATAGGTGGTAGTCATTATAAAGATTGTGTTATACAACCTGTAGATTATATTGTTAAAAATAATCTTGACTTCTTAGAAGGTAATATAGTAAAGTATATAACTAGACATAAAACAAAAGGTGGTGTAGAAGATATTAGAAAAGTAATACACTATGCAGAGTTAATATTAGAAAAGAAATATGGAAAGGATTTTTAAATGGCATCATTATTAGGAGGTAATTATTTACCTACTGAATATCAATCATTTATACATATGTCTAGGTATTCCAGATGGTTAGAGGAAGAAGGTAGAAGAGAAAGTTGGAGTGAAACTGTTGGTAGACTTATAGCTTATTTTAAAAATCATATAGATACTAATTATAAAGGTATAATTAAAAATAAAGAATGGAATGATATAGAAGAAGCGATCTTATCTTTAGAAGTTATGCCATCTATGAGAGCACTAATGACAGCAGGTAATGCATTAGATAGAGAACATATAGCAGGATATAATTGTTCCTATATTCCTATTGATAGTCCAAAAGCATTTGATGAAGTGTTATATATCCTTATGAATGGTACAGGTGTAGGATTCTCTGTTGAAAGACAATGTGTTGATAAACTTCCTACCATCCCTGATCATGAATTTGAATATACAGATGATGTCATAGCTGTTGCTGATTCTAAAGAAGGATGGTCAAGAGCATTCAAAGATCTAATATCTTATTTATACACAGGGAGAATACCTAAGATTAGTATAACAAAAATAAGACCTGAAGGTGCAAGACTTAAAACATTTGGTGGAAGAGCTAGTGGTCCTCAACCTCTTGTAGATTTATTTGACTTTACTATTAATAAATTTAAAAGTGCAAGAGGTAGAAAGTTATCCTCTTTAGAATGTCATGACGTTGTATGTAAGACAGGTGAGGTTGTAGTAGTAGGTGGTGTTAGACGTTCTGCTCTTATATCTTTATCAAATTTATCTGACCAAAGATTACGTAATGCTAAAAAAGGTAATTGGTCTGATGATAAACATTTATCACAACGAGCCATGGCTAATAACTCTGTTGCTTACACAGAGAAACCTGATGTTGGTATCTTTATGAAAGAATGGTTATCCTTATATGAAAGTAAATCAGGTGAGAGAGGTATATTTAATAGAGCATCTGCTAAAAAGAAAGCTGCAGAGAATGGTAGACGAGATGCTGATTGGGATTTTGGTACTAATCCATGTAGTGAAATTATACTAAGACCAAATCAATTCTGTAACTTAACTGAAGTTGTTTGTCGTTCTACAGATACTATGGTTAGCTTACTACGTAAAGTAAGAATTGCTACATTACTAGGTACTATACAATCTACCTTCACTAACTTTGGCTA